CTTTCATGATTTTAATAATCTTTTGTGTATAATACACGTCTTCTGCATAAATTGCAAGTGTTTTTACTAAAACGTCTGAATTTAGTTGATTTCCTACCACCTGTTTATCACGCTCCTCTCTAAAATTTTTATAGTGATGACTTTCATTTAATAAATCAATATAGTAGGATATGGATTCGCATTTGGTTTCAAAGATCCTAAGCCCCCAGCTCACATTAGGTTTATTAATGGGCTTTATTTGGTCATCAGCTGGATCAAATGTTCGAATCCCCATTAAATTGTTGCCTTCAATGGCGAATCGTGACTTCCCCCATTTTGATTCATGAATGGCTTGAGAAATAATTATCTCTAGTGGAACTCTTTCAAATTCGTTACTGAGAGAATTAAGGTGCAATGAACATTGGGTGACATCTTCTATAAATTCTCTATTATTAGTATAGTCCATAACCGGATTAAAGCTCCCACAAATAATTAATGTAGCACATAACCAACTCATTATCCACCCCATGTTTCATTAACTTCAATATCTACTTTGGATGGAACTTCTAGTTCCACGCAATTCTCCATAATTTCCTTAACTTTATCTGCCTCTTTTTCATTTTTAACAGAACAATCCAATTCATCATGAACTTGTATTAGAGGAATAATTCCTAATTGTTCGTGCACATCCACCATGGCTTTCTTAGTTTGGTCAGCAGCTGATCCTTGGATAAGTCGATTAAGGGCCTTATAAGTATGGGCTCTCTTGATTGCCATTCCATATTCGGTCTGGGCTTGATTGAGTGGCAATGCCTTGTGAACTCCCCACGATGTAGGCTCCCATAGATCAAATCTACATTTTCTTCCCATCAAAGTTCTAATAACTCCTTTGTTATTAGCACGATTCATCACAACTTCCAACATACCTTTCATAAATGGCACTTTTGCATGGAAATCCTGTAACATTAACTTAGCTTCCTGGGGTTCCATGTCTAGTTCCCTAGCTAATTTATGATATCCCATACCATACATTACCCCAAGTCCTATTGTTTTAGCTAGACTTCTTTCCACCCCTGCCATTTCAGCAGTTTGCTTATGAAAGTCTAAGTCTTTTTGTTGATACGCTTCTTGAACTTCTTTAGAACCCGGTTGGTCCACGAGCCTCGCGAAATGGGTGAGGAGCCGTGGTTCTTGCTGTGAGTAGTCCGCTTTAAGCCAGTATTCTCCACTCTCCGGGATGAAAAGTTTCCTGATGTCCTTCGCGAATTGACCCCGGTTTGGAATCTGCTGTAAATTAGGATGATTATAACTAAAGCGACCAGTGATAGTACCTCCACTGTCAGACCTAATTTGGTTAATGTGAGCATGTATTCTTCCTGTGTTATGATGATTAAGTAGACCTCCTAGAAAAGTTCCTCGCAACTTATTCAATTCCCTCGCCTGCATAAGTAATCTAGGCAACTCATGGGGGTGATCCGTCAAGAACATCTTAGTGAAGGATGGTGCGTCTGTCTTCTGTGTTCTCTCGTATGGAAGATTCAATGCATCAAATGCTTGAGCAATGGAGGCAGCAGCCCATATCTCCACTTTTAATCCTGTAAGGTCCTTTATCCTTTTGAGTAGTTTCTTTTCCTTGTTTCTGAACTTTTCATTGAGACGTATGCATCCATCCACGTTGAAACGAACTCCTGTCTTAGTCATTCTAAAAATAACATTGATTAAGCGGCACTCCATGTCGTATACTGTTTGTAAATTATCCTTGGTGATTTCCCATGACAATTTTTCATGAAGCTTTAATGTTAATCTCGCATCTTTTTCAGCATATTCCCCGACAAATTGTGCCGGCAATTTGTACATTTCATTCTTCGGGTCTACCCCAAATGCATCTGCTGCTTCACGTAATTTTATTTCATTTTTTCGTTCCCCTAGGTATTCAGATGAGATACTATTTAAGGTATACGAAAACCTATTTTCATTAATGAGAGCCATTGCGACCATGGTGTCATGCACTCTGCCATTGACTTCTATTCCTAGTGTTGATAGCCATCCAATGTCATACTGCGCGTTATGAAACACTTTATCAATTGAACCGTCTTCACATATGGACTTAATATATTTAAGTACTTGTTTTCTGTCCATATTCCCCCCACCTTCGTGCGCTATGGGATAATACCCTGTAAATCCGTTGGAGGAGACTGCAATACCAATCACCTGTCCTCTCTTGGTGGGCCATCCTGGCCCTTCCTTTATCAGTTCCGGGTCGCATGTCTCCAGATCAATAGAAACCTTGTTATGTGTGCTCAGATCTGGAAAGGTTGTTGGAGCTACCCACTCTGAATTAACTTCCTTGAACATATCTCTCATCATTTATTATTCTCCTGGTTTAATTGTTTAATGTGCTCCCACGTTTCTTTTCCTCTTCTTGTCCCTTCGTCATCTGGGTATAGGTCCTCAAGAAGAAGTTCAGCATAGTGGATAACTTTCTCCACGTCCTGTCTTCCCCCCTTCATGCTATGCCTGGTTATATACTTGACAATGTTTCCTTCATACCATCCAAGTTTATTCTTGACGATATAATGACTGGGTTGAATTTCCATTCTTTTATAATGATCTCCTCCTATTTGTTTCTTATGTGCACTCATAGTACAAACCCTCCATCTCTCTGGGGCTGAACAATGTGTAAACTTTCCTTGGTTCTCGTCAATCCTACATAAAATACACGTGACTCATCATCAGGGTCATATTCCATATTTTCTCTCGCCTTCCTTGAAAGATCCGTCAAGAGCATTACATTCTGAGCCTCTCCTCCCTTTGCACCGTGTATGGTGCTTAGGCTTATTAATGGTTTATCAAATGAGTCTGTTCCCTGTCTGTTCTCAATGGCTCTTAGATATTCCTTATCCTTGGATCCTACCTTATCAAAAGCCACATCCCACGGTCGTCCTGAAACCAGCAATCCATGGTGCATTACAAGTGATTCTATACTATATTTATTTTTGTCATCAGCAGTCCTTAATTGCTTATGACCGTGCTCAACTCCTATTTTAGTGGACATATAAGAATAGATATCTTTAATAGACTGAACCTCCAACTCCTCTCCTTTTTCCAGCATATTCCAGGATTTAACTGCATCCATTAACTTTTGGGAAATGGGGAGTCTATTATTTCGTTGGTACAAGAGTCCTTGGTTCCTGATGTCACGTTCCACTTCATCCAGCAAGTAGTTGGTGCGACCCATAATGAGCCATTCTCCTTTTCTGATATCAACCCCTTCTGGATATGCGTGGTATTTAACTTCCCCCATGTAATCTCTTCCTTGCCATTCTTTTGCTCTACGATGGCGCACCCTTCCTATGATGCTATTGGCCAGTTTATGAACCACTCGTGGACATCTGTATGATTTTTTTAATATATCAACATTCGTTGCTGGCATTGTAATGAAATGCTCTACGTCTGCACCAGCCCACCGGAAAATAGCTTGATCATCATCTCCACTGATATATACTGTATGTGATTTTTTCCATGCACGTTTGGCCACTTCCCATTGCAATTTACTTAAATCCTGTGCTTCATCTATGAATACCACTTCCAATTTTGGAATTGGGCCTGAAGCCAGAAACAATTGAAGCATATCAGTAAAGTCAAATACTTCTCTCTTGTGTTTATACTCCTCCAATGAAAGGCTTGCTCTCAATAAGGCGTGCCATGACACATCCAAATTATATTCATTATAGTATTTGTCCAGCTCCATGTTCTTCATTCTGGCCAAATTGATTTCATTTATCAGCCTGTTGTCGGTGGTAATGGCTCCTCCGAAGTCTTCCCCTTCAGTCACTGCGCCTAAATCCATTCCATAGTTCAATGAAAATTCTTTATAATTACTTCTTGACATTACTTCGGAAGTGGTCATTCCCAATTGATTAAAAGCAAATGAATGTAAAGTCCTAAAGTAGGGCAGTTGCTTATCCTCTAACTTAAATTTTATCTTGGCTCTTTCCTTGGCTTCATTGGCAGCTTTTTTAGTGAAAGCAAAAAATCCAATGCGGTCAGGAGGCGTTCCTCGAGATAGCTCCTTTTCCACAAGTTTTAAAAGATTATGTGTTTTTCCTGTGCCAGGAGGTCCTAGTATTATATTAATTTTTTGTGGCATTTCCCATTCCGTGGTGTTCTATTCTATGACAATTAGAGCATAGGACAATACATTTCTTCCATTCTTTTTTTATTTTTTTTAGTTGTGTGTAACTAGTTCTAAACCAGTGGGATACATTTTTAGTTTTTTTATTAACATGATGAAAATCTAACGCGAATGGACTTTTATTATATCCGCACTTCTGGCATCCTCGAGATGATTTTTCATTATTAACAATTTCTTGTATCATATTATAGAGAAATTTTTTACGCTCCTTATTATACTCTTTCCTCCATTTTTCATATGATTCGGTGGTTCTCCATATTTCCTTGCAGAATCCTGTTTTCTTTCTAAGAACACTTGTTTGATAGCCATCAAAAATCATACCATCTTCTCTAATAAATCCGCCATGAAATAATTTTCCTGTGGTAGGGTTTAGTCTTTTAGAATGGGACATTGTCCATCTCCTTTATGTCAAAGTCAGAATCCTGTTGCTGGTATGCAGGAATACACCATGTATTCACTCCTCTACCTTTAATCTTAAAAAAATGAGATTTCCCACCCAACGACCTAAGGCGAGTAACTATCTGACCGGTATGATAATGTGTAAATTTATTTCTAGTTAAATAGTCCTGTAGATCCTTTAGTCTGAAATAAGTTTTTCCCTCTTCCGTCCAAGGCTTGTGTAATATTAATTCATCACGATTCATGGCCTGGGCACGATCAGTACAAAACTCCTGGAGAAAAGCCTCAAACTGACCAGCCACAGACCCATCACTCGACACCTCAATTTCAATTGCGTTGTCCATTAAGGATTGGATTATCTCCTGCCATAGTGACTCTTTCATCTTAGGAGGCATCTTCCTCAATACATCCATACATTTCCTTTGAAATTTCTGTTGTACTTGAATCTCCTCCGTGGATAATTCTAAACGGTAATCATTAACGTCCAGGAACCATACACGTGGATCGGATAATTGAACTGTTAACGCACCAAATTCTGTTATTGCACCGCCATTACCAATTCCATACTTACGTGTTCTACATACTTTAGCATTGCAATAAGAATTTATTGGTGGTTCCTTACATCTATAATTATAATCTTTTTTCTCCAGTTGTTTTTGAATTAGTACCACTTCCTGTGCTGATAGAGGTGGATTCATAAAACTCTGATTATGATTTTCCAGTAAAGACTTCCAGTTATCAGGGTCAAATTTACGGAGGTACACTCCTATGTTAAAGAGACCATTATTTCTGGTTCCTTCAGGAAATCCTTGTGAACACAGTGCTTGAAGGCAAGGTGGTCCGTCAGCTATTACTTTATTATCTACAGGAATTCCGATCTTCTCTATGTCAGTAACTACATATTTATTATATAGACTTATGAACTCATTCAAGGTGGCAGCAGTGCCATCATCTTTGTATGCATATCTTGTTGTTTTATTATGATTATAATATGGTAGATTTAAAAAATTACCCAAGTCGCCTTTCTCTATGAGTATGCTTGATTGTTTTGGAAATACTTCCACCGAGGAATGTCCTAGACTAGACGAAATCTCTCTTAACTTATGACGAATTAATTTTGCTGAAACAGGTTGTTTTAAGAATATAAATACATGTAATCCCCCACTCTTTGATCTACAAGGAACAAGGGGAAGCTGAAGTTTTCTTATATTATGAATTATTTTTTTGTAATTAATAGGATAAGTATCAATATCAATACAGCCCCACTTGGCAGTATTGTCAGCCCTAATAGGAATGATCCCCAAAGAAGGGCCTTCCCCATCAAGGTGCGCCTTCCATAATTCTTCTGTAATAAGTTTTTTGACAATGTATGATTTACCCTCCTGCTTACCATCAGCACGTTTCCCTTCGGATCTATGCTGACCATAAGCTATATCTAAACCTTCAAATATCAATTTGAACTCTTCCACTAAACCTCCAGTTTATGAAAACTAACCTAAAACGGTATGTCTTCGTTACTTTCTTTTGAGTTAGTTTGTGGAGCCTCTTTCACAGGCTCCCCCTCAATTAAAGGTTTAGCTTCTACTTCTCCTCTAGAGACGGTAATTGAAAATGATTTAGATTCGTTATATATATCTACATCTTCCACTTGTCCAACTTTTTCCACTTGGTAACCAAACCAACTGCCACGATCATTAGACTCACTAACTGTAGTGAGTTTATAAATCATTGCATAAGTTGGAGGTGTGAAACTTCCAGATGGGCCTTTGACCTTCTGTGAAAGCATCAAGCTATTCCATCTTCTACTCTTTTTTAATTGAGTAGATGTCATGCTAATAACTGCTTGAGACCAATTACCATCAGATCCTTGAGCCATCACGTAGTGATAAGCTGTAGTTGCTACATAGTTACCACTTGGTAACACATCTTTAAATGTTAATTGATCACGCTTAGTTTGGGACAAGATCCCACTGTCAGCGCTGTGAGACGCCACGAATCCTCCACCTTGTTCACGAGGTTTCCATTCCACGTAGCGTAGTTGGTAAAGTACAGGAATCACGTTTAATGAATCACTAACTTCCTGGGTAACAGTATTATAAAACTGTCCCACTTTTGCTCCTTCAACATATTCCGCTTTGGACTGATTAAGTTGTGGGCTGTTGGATTGTAATATATTAATGTAAGGGATTGCAGTGTCTCTTGACAAGTCAAGATTGCCGAATCCACTTGCATCCTTGGAATCACTAGCAAGAATTGCTAGATCTACTTTTGCCGCTTTAGCGACTGTTTTAGTTTGTGCCATATGGCCTTTCTCCTTTAATCTTTAATCGTTGTTTTTTGTCCTACGTAAGCTCCCAACAAATCCATAGGTAATTTATTACCTGCTTCATGCTGCTCACGTATAAATGCGCGAAGGGTGGAAGGTTCAACCCATTCACGAGTGTCGGAATCATATCCTAATTCTGTTAATTTGGATACTAATCCATTAGCTTTGTGATCTTCATCCTTCCCAAAGCTGCAAGAGACTTGGTTCTTTATTAAATCACCAAATCCATTGTCTCTTAACCAAGCATAAGCTGCTCTTTTCTTTTCAGCTTTAACAGAAGCACCATAATAATTTGTAACTTTTAAGTGTCTTCCGTCTGCCAGTTTTAATTCTGATAAACCTACTTCTGCAAAAAGATTAGGTAAAACATTTTCTGATAAATGTCTTTTATAATCTTTTTTCTTTTTTAAATCATCTTCTATTAGCTGTATCTCTTTATCAGTGTCAGCAATATCGTTTGCTACTGCACCAATCTTACCCATGTTATCTTGGGATGTGGAGCCAGCATCTCGTTCCATTTGACTAATTAAACTATTCATTCTATCCTCTTAAATCTATTTCTATATCGTAATATTTTTTTTCATCTCGGTCCCACTTCAGGACTTTGAACTTGCCATTATTATTTTTTGCTGCAATGGCACCAGCAACCGCTATTATAGCAGGATCTCCCATTAAAAGCAAGTAATCATTATCATTAAAATCCTTTAATTCATGATTAATCTTATGGGACATGGGTCCTGCTGATAAAACTATCTGTCTATTGTCCGGAAGAACAACTTTTAAATCACCAAACTTCTCTGCCGATCTTATGTTTCTTCCCATTTCTTGTAAAACGTAGACTGTCATATTTTTATTTCTTGACTCGTATTATATACTATGCTATAATGTTTGTCAAGTTAGAATTTAGAATGTACAAATTTAAAACGAAGCCATATGAGCATCAACGTGATGCATTAAAAAAATGCTGGAATAAGGAAGCTTTTGCTGTCTTTGCCGAGATGGGGACAGGTAAGACCAAGATAGCGTTGGACAATGCATGCATATTATATAATAAAGGAAAGATTGATCGTGTTCTCGTAATAGCTCCTAAAGGAGCTTATATGACATGGGTAGAACAGGAAATTCCAATTCATGTTCCAGACTATATAGAAAAGAAAGTACTCGCCTGGAAACCATCCACGAGCCAAAAATATAAAGCACAGTTAAAAGATATAATGAATATTCAAGATTATAAATTAAAAATTATGGTCATGAATGTGGAAGCTTTCTCCACCAAGAAGGGAACTAATTTTGCCAAGCTTTTTTTAATTGGAAGATCAATGATGATAGTGGATGAGAGCACAACCATCAAGAATCCAAAAGCAAAAAGGACAAAAGCAATATTAGATTTAAGAAAAGAAACAAAATACAGAAGAATATTAACAGGATCTCCAGTAACACAATCTCCAATGGATTTATGGGCACAGATGGATTTCCTTGATCCGGAAATACTAGGACAATCCAGCTACTATGCATTTAGGACCCGGTACGCCGTGGTCATAGAGGCGACGGCAGCTGGGGGAACTCATCGCTACCAGAAAATTGTTAAGTTCAGGAACCTCAAGGAACTAGGGAAACTTGTATCACCACATTCATACCGCATATTGAAGAAAGACTGCCTGGACCTACCAGACAAGGTATATATTAAAAGAGAGATAGAATTGACCAGCGAACAGCAGGAAGCCTATCGCGACATGAAAGCGGACGCCATGACTACATTAAAGGGACAGTCAATGACAGCCCTTAATGTATTGACGCAGTTAATAAGACTGCACCAAATAACATGTGGGCACATGAAAACGGATGCCGGACACACCATAGATCTTAACAATAACAGAATGGATGAATTACATCAAATTTTAGGGGAGACCACTGGAAAGGTAATCATATGGGCTAATTATATTCATGACATTGAAAGAATTGAAGCCAGCATATCCCTTGACTTTGGAGCTGACTCATGCTGCACGTATTATGGAGCAACACCTACTGATAAGAGACAGGAATGCATACGTCAATTCCAGGATCCTAATTCCAAGGTAAGATTTTTTATTGGCAATACACAAACTGGAGGATATGGGATAACCCTTACAGAAGCCAGCACGGTGATCTACTATTCAAATAATTATGATCTGGAGAAGAGGATACAGTCAGAGGACCGCGCCCATCGCATAGGACAGAAAAACAAGGTACTATACATTGATTTAATGGCAAAAGGGACTGTAGACCAAAAGATCATACAGTCCCTTAAGAACAAGGTTAACATCGCCAAAGAAATCAGTGGCGAGGAACTTTCTACTTGGATTTAATTTCTATTTGTTTTGGTTTTTCGGATTCAGGTATATCCCTGTGATAGGAAACCTTTAAAAGACCATCCTTCAGCTCCGCTCCATTAACTTTAATATGTTCATGAAGTCTGAAGATTTTTCGGAAAGTTCTATCTGCTATTCCTTTGTGATAAAAATCCTCTGATTTCTTTTCTTCCTTACACCCATAAACGTGTAAAGTCTTATCTTTGACCTCAACTTTCAAATCCTTTTCAGTGAACCCAGCGACAGCAAATTCAATGACACCTTTGTCATCTTTTTCTTTCATATTGTAGGGGGGGTAAGTGTTAAGAACTTGAGTTGGGTGAAAATAACCAGAATCAGCTAAGTTTTCAAAATGGTTAAATATTTGATCAAATCCTATTGACATAGGTTTGAGCACATCTAAAAGAATATTCTCTCTCATATTTTTCTCCTTATTAAGCAAGATTAGTAGGACCCATTATGGCATCCTATGTGTATTATATAATAAGTGATAGGTACTTGTCAAGTCTTTTCATGAAAGTGTCGGCTGATCTTCTCCAATTTTCGCCTGTAAGCTCAAATATCTGGTATGTCAAGTCGCGTGAGCACATCATGATGATTCCTTGGTCAATGTCCGTTCCAAAGATCTTGTTATGTGCCATTCCGTAGGCTGAAAGCTGCATGAGGTAGTCCTGTATCCATTCACGCTTCTTTGGCCTATTAGTCTGCTTGAAATCAATGATAGCCGGTCTTCCCTTGTACAGTCCAACCATGTCAGTTGTTCCAGCGTATTTTCCTGGATAGTACAGATGAACTTCCGACCCCCACACTTCATTAACATCCTTAAGGCCCTGTTCTATTATGATTTGGGCCATTTGTTCTGCCTTTACCCCAATTTTTGTAAGATCCTTATAACCCGTATCGTTCACAAAACGTTCTATAAATAAGTGGAGTGCGGTTCCAATCCTGGAGGATTCGTCTAAAATTTTCTGGGCTTTTTTATCACCGACTCGCTGCTTCCACCTTCTAAGAAATTCCTTATCCTTGGTCTTGGAAAGAACTGACGTTACCGAAGGGAGACTTTCTCCATCCGGCGTCAAGTATAGTCTGGTTTCACCCTCCTCTCGCTTGAGAGAAGCGTAGTCATATTTCTTCGTTAATTTCACAGGGCATTATATCACAAAAAGTGGATTAAATCAAGGAAGCAATTCCCCCTTGGTTAAACCATTTCCAGTCCCTTTCTCCTGAAGCTTTCTTCTTGGACATTATTTGCTTTACCGTACTTAAAATTTCTGACTTGGTTAATCCCATTTGTCGTAGACGTACAATCAAGGATGCGATCATTTCAATTTTAGCTCCTTCTCTTATGTGTGCAGGGAAATTTACACTTCCCATATCCATTCCAATTTGGTTTTCCTTTGCCCACACAGGATCTATTTTATAAACCTCATCCGCCGTGATGCTCCTGATGACGCCGGGGTTAGTAACTTCCTGTCCCATATCCCCCTTAGAAGGTCTTATTGAATAATGTGAGGCTTCAATAGGTTCAGGAGTGTGCCAGCTACCTGGCTCCTGCTTTGCTTCCAATCCTGCCTTTGATATGAACTCTGTATCAGGGTGCAGTGTTTCCCCACGCCAGTATTTGTCAACTCTTCCGCGCATAGGAAATTCAGGGTAGTAGTAATACTTTTTTTCTGGAATATATAATCTTGTCCCTTTCTGTTCTATCTCCCTAGTCTTTTTGTTATATACATAATTAGGAACCTGGGACGGAGAAGTTTTGACTTTTCTGGTATACCCCGTTCTTCCTAACGCCAATTCTATGAGGCTGGGGAATCTTGGCTTTGCTTTAGGTGGTTTATATTTTGGTATTCTGGCCATGGTTTACTCGTAAAGGGAAAGAAGTCCGCCCATGTTTTTTTTCTCTTTAAGAAGAATGTTCCCTTTACTATCTCTCATGTGTACAAATTTAGGTTTCTTTCGGAAAGTGTTAGTGGTGCTATCCCAAATATCATAGACCTTGTATCGCTCTCCTGGAGTCACTACTTCAACTTGAAAACGGGACATAGAAACGTCCTCTCCAATCCTACCTGTAATTGGATCGGGTTTAGGTTCTATAATAATCTCTTCAAGTTTGTTAGGATTAAGACGGGGAGTCTTGCGGTGCTTGAATAGTCTTTCAACTTGCCTATTCAATTGTTGTCTTTTTCCCAGCAATTCAGCCGTTAGTTCAGCGCCACTTTTCTTTTTTTTTAATTTCTTTTTAGCCTTGAAAAAATCTATGAGTCCACCTCTTCCTTTCTTCGGCTTGGTTTTATCGGGGATCATGAAGTTTTCCACGATGGTTTCTGATTTTATAGGGGGTTTAGTTTCACGTATTCTTTGCTGCAACTCTTCCGGCTTGTCGCTGTACCACATTTCCCTGAAATTCTGTTCAACTTCATCGGGGGTTCTGCCCCATTCTTCAAATGTATTGACTGCGTCATCACTGACAGCCAAGCTTCTTCCCTTCTCATCCAATGTAGTTCTACTTCTACTTCTTCTTAGAGCCCACCTTTCATTGGCTTCACCTACACTTCCTATTTTAAAAGGAGGGTATCGTCTTCTTTTTATAAATCTTGCCATATTTTATCCACAATTCTGCATTTGTTCAGCCATTTCCCCGGCACGATTGGGTGTCTGCTTGGCCCAACGCGAGTCGAGCATCTGTACGTGCGCCTCGAAATAATTAGGTGGGTCTTGCCTTAAGGCATCCCACATCTTGCGGAACTTTTGAACACCCACGCTTCCAAGCTGAAAAATCATCTCAATTATCAGGAATTTTGCATCTTCTGAAATCTTAAGATCCTTGCACATTCCTTTACCCTGGTTGATGGCGTACTGCAAGTCCTTCTTTAGAATATCTTCCAGATAGTCCTTGTCATACTTCTTTCCGTCTTCCCAGTGGTTCTCCACGCAGAGGTGTCCGTAGCCCACGGTTTTTTTAGAAAGTGAGTCTAAGTAGACGTGGTCTTTGAACCCTTCGTGTTTTTTAACTGACTCCAAAAGTTTGTCATAGTTCATCCTACCATCCCCGTGTAGACTGCCTTGATAATCAATCCAAGGAGCATGAACGAGACTGTCCACACGATCTTGAAGATCACGTCAACCTTCCCTGAGATGTGGGAGATATGATTGTCCAGCTTCTGGTTGATAAGTTTAAGATGTCCTTCTATTTTAATAATGTCTTCACGGTTCTGTGTCACTTTCTCCTCTGGCATGTTTATCTCCTTATGCTCATCAGTCCACCTTCGGACGCGTACTGTGCGGCCAATGCAGCATCGGTGTCACCCGTGTAGAGTGCCTGTGCCGCCGGAGCGTTTAGTTGACTTGTTCCTCTAAGTATTGAACCAGGTGCTGGTGTTCCGCCACCAAACCCTGCTGTCGCCACTTCTGTTTCACCTGTTGTAGGTAGTTGCGTGGGCATTTGAACCCTGCTTTGCTGTCCCATCCAATCAGGCTTGATGGATTCTATTACTCCACCTATTCCTTCCTTAACATCCTTTAATCCTTCTTTTACTATAGTCGCCGCAGCTCCTCCTTTAACGGAGTCTAGTGTTTCTTTTCTTATAGCTGCTTCTTCCATCTGCGCAAGTTCCTTATCCAATTCATTTATTTCCTCTCCAAAGACCTGGAAGAATTTAATGATCGCCTTGTTTCTTAAACGCTCTGGCAATTTAAAATCAATGGCGTTTCTGTAGACACGCATGTTGATTGGATTCGTTACAATCTTACCTAAGTGCCTTGTGAGTAATGATCCTGCAATGGCACCAAACATAGAACCAGCACCCATTCCCCCAACAACAGTTCCTGCACCGGCTCCGGCTGCCGTACCTGAGGCTGCCGCCGCTGATACTTTACCAGCTCCAGGACCCATGAATGGCATGAAAGCTTTTATTGCTCCCCTTAATCCTGAAATTTGTGCCCTTCTTGCTATGAATGTACTGATGTCAGGAATGCCATACTTGAACACGGCGTCCACTGCGTTCGCCCATTTCTCTATGTCATCCAAGGTAGGAAGTGGCATTGTATCATCTGCCGGTCCTTTCCATTTGTTTCCTACTGCTGTAATGTCTTCAAACTCGACTCTTCCACCCATTGGTGCCTCGGCACCTATTGCTTCCCCTCTCTTCAGGGTTACCGGTTCGAATAAATCTTCTCCAAACACTCCAGCTTTAGTTGGAGTTTTAGGTATAAATCCTCCTGCTGGAGAAGGAGACGGTCCAGGAAACATTTCCTTGACTGCCTCGTAAGTATTTCCGCCCTTCGCGTCTAATCCTAGAATCTTTCTGAAAGTTCTCATGTCAAATGCTTTAACACCACGCTTATTCTCCTTCAATGAAGCTTCAAATGCCTCTTCAAAGAAGTGCCTTGTTGTCTGATTGAAAACGTCTGGCCCTAGAAGATTTTTGGCCGCAATCATTGCTGACTTGTCCATCGACTTGAAGGCAACACGGTACAAATCATCCGCAGCTACTGGTCCTTGTTCAGCCAATCTCAGATCAAAACCATTTTTCTCCACCCTTCCAAATTGCTTGGCGAAAGGTGAGTCAAATAAAATCATTCCATTGGCTACAAAATCATCATACTCTTTCCATAGCTTAGCGGCTTCCCCGTCAAATCCACTGAGTGCCGCCTCTGTTGATTTTTTCATTTCGGCAATTTCGGAAAGAATTTTGTTATCACTTTTATATTTTTGAGCATAACGACCTAGGTCATCAAAGAATCCTTCGAGCTGCTGCAATTGCCACTTGCTTGTTTTACTTAGATTTAAGTAAATATCATTGACAAAATTATAAAAATCCTCAGTTCCCCTAGGAAACTGTAAATTAGGCTTTGCGGATAAGTCAATGACATCCGTTCCTTCCCACTTGGCTGTCTGCAGTCGGCTCTTCTGCCTGATGGAATCCATTATTCCTTCGGTAGTATTCTTTATTGTTGTTGTATCTAGAACTATTCCTTTGGACTTGGCATAAGATCTAAAGGCGTTTAATCTTAAATCAGCTTCCGCCATGAATTTCTCTGCCACTTTTCGTTTAGATCCCAGCATATTTAATCCGAGTCCACGTGTAGTCATTGTTGGCGCATAGCGTGTAAACATGTTGTCCCACAGGTCAATAAGAATCTTTGACTGAAGCTCCAAATTGTTTACAATTCCACCACCTATGATAGGAAATCTTCCAAGGGTCTGTGGTATACCACCAACGAATGCATAGTCACTGAGAGCTGCTGTTGAAAGAAGCGTTCCTGTTGCTTCTCCTGGAACCATTTCACGTCCTGAATTGGTTATACCCCACCATCCACGCTGTGTTGGGAGGGTGACATTATATTTCTTTAAAAGTTCCTCTGTTCCAATTAATGTCTTCTGTCCTGTTTCTCCTACACCTCCAAGCACCCTACGACTTAGATTCCTAGTCACGTTGTACATAGGTCTTACACCCATTACTATTCCACCAAGAAGCATATCTATTACAGCTAGGTCAGCTGCACGTTGAGATCGTTCCTTCATTGAAGGACGGTTGATTGTATAGGTATTGACATCCTTTCCTTCCAAGTATGCCTTGCTTTTCTGTGCGTTGTTCCATAGGTCCAGTCCCCTTTCATATCCAAAGTATGACATGGCAACTCCAAGTCCTCCACCTGCCACAGTGGCAATGAATTTAGCCAATCCTGGAAGTGGAAGTGTGGCTCCTAACCTTGCTCCTGCCATGAGTCCGGCATAGGACCCTCCAATGCTTCCGGCGACCTCGCTTGCAATCTGTATTTCAGGGAAAGGATTAGGACGGTTGCTCCTTAACTGGAAAGGGTCATAGTTGACCTCCTCTATTGAAGTTCCAATGCCAAATTCCTGCGGTGCATATCCTGACTGGATAATCATCTGCCTAATGGCTTCTCTTGTCCTGTCTAGAATAGCTGGGTTCGGTGCTCCAGCCGCTTCTGATTTCTTAAACGCGGTGATCCCTTGCTGTCCCATCTCACCAATGCGGGCACGCACGTCTTCCTTTGAATTCTTTTTTCTTCTTTGCTGTCTCATCTTGTCCGCGGCTTCCTGTTCATCTTCCAAGACATTCTTATGCCTGTAGTGATCCATCAACGGAGTGCCCGGCAGTAATTTATCGCCTGCCCTTCTCCATATCCTTCCGAAAGTTTTTTCTATAGGCTTGGACCACGGCTCTACATACTTCTCACGCTGCTCATAAATATTTCTTTCCGCTTCACTGACGGGATATCCACCAGGGCTGATCTGTGACTTTGCTGGATCAGGTTCCTTTATGTAGCGATCCTTTTGAAACTTAGGAAGAAGCGTTATTTTTTTCTTTAGCTCTGCCATTACTCTATCCCCATTTCTTCTTTAAAGTCTTCCATGAAGTCTTCCACGCTCCATGTAGGATTCATATTTGAGTTCTCTATTCCTTGAAGCGTACTTCCATAGTTTCCTGACGAATGTAAGTCAAAAATTTTTCCTGGCCCATTGTCTCCTCCTGGTTGACCAATTCCTATCGCTCCAGGGAAGAATATTCTCCAGTCGACAAATTGAGGAAGAACACCTACTCCAGTATTCTTCTTGGAAAGTGTATCATACATGAACATATCATGCATGGTTCTGTTAAGCATGTTAAGGCCACCAGTCCTCTCTCCATTCGCATTCATTTTGCCGAATTCCGCATCAATCATCTCTGCTGTTACCTTAACGCCCTTAATCTTTTCAGTCTTTCTAACCCAGTCTTCAACGAAAATCTTGAAATAATTGTAATTTTTAGCTATGGCATCCTTAGGATTCTGCCATCCGAACGGATTAACATCCTGTCGTGAAAGGGAGATTGTATCCGCAAGCAGACGTCCAGTTGGCTGCTTGTAACGCGCGATAACCATTGATATCGCGTTAAGGTACTGCTCCATGGCTCCAATTTCTGGTGTCTGCCATGCCCATTTCTTATTATCATCATCCCATTTGGTTGTTCCAATGGAAGCGTACATTGATTGTGGAGTTGCAAGGGTATCCCCAATTTTCAGTTGATATTCCTCCGCGAATCCATCACCATCCCTGTCAAGGGTATACATTTCACCAATTTCCTGATCCCCTTCCTTAAGGGTATAGGTTCCGTCTTTGTTTAAAGGTCTTCCGTTGCCATATACTAATCCTTCACTTCCTCTTTCCGCAAGAAGATTAGGGTCCTGTGACATCCAGTAGGACTGTATTTGTTCTATCGCATCAGCGTGCGAAGATGCCAGTTGGCTTTTATCCGTCAACCATGGCTGTGAATTAATTAATTGATCCCATCCTGAAATCTTGGATCTTAAAAATTCATTTAATGACCCACCTATTCCAAAGTAGTTTTCATTTCCTCCTAGACCATTGTTAGTTGCCCATTGAAGGAATGGTCCCATTCTTCCAACGGCACGGATCATAACATTTCCGTAGTTCATTGCGGCATCGCCTGCAGCACTTGTAGAATACTGACTTGGGTCAATAACTTCAAACCCACTCCAATCCGAACCTTCCTGTCCGAAAGGAGCGATGGTAAACATTGGATAAAGACCTTGCGCACCACGTGCGTCATCAGCCATGCGTAAAGCCTGCACGTAAGGTTCCTTATCAAATCCCCATCCGGCGCCCACAGGAACTACACCAATCTTGTTAGGCACTCCGTCCCCGTCGTCATCTTTTCCGTTAGGATCATAAATAATTCTTCCAATCTTAACCTTGCTTCCCTTGCCTTGTCCGAATGGATTATTGGAAACTTGTGAACGTTTAGCCTCGGCAACCATGTTGAACGCCGCCAGTGCAAGCTGCGTATCCTGCTGGCTTTGCCTGTTTGTCGCTTCCAGCATTTGTGGCAACACTGCAAGACCTGACTGTCCAGCCACGTCAAGGAATCCTGAGATTCCCCCACGCATGGTCTTTCCTGTCATGAGTGCGGCACCTAGCTGCATTAATAAGTTTATTCCTTCCTGTCTTCTTGTGTCCGGTATGAGAGCTTCCAATTTTTTCTTAAGCTGCTCCACGACTTCCATGTCGATTTCAAGTGACTGAATTGATTCGCCCCAGTTAGCCTGATTGTACGGAGTGATTAGTCCAGCCGCATCAAACCCGTCGTTTGCTCCTGCCACTGCGACGCTTGCTCCACTTTCTGAGTCTCTAGGAGCTACGAGATCACCCAGTTTTATATTTTGACCTTGTGGTTCTTTCGTGACTGTGGTGTTGGGATTCTTTCCCGTGATTCCTTCAATGACTGTATTGATGCCATCCGTGATTATGTTTCCAGTTGATGGTGTTTCAGTTGTGATTGTTTCCACGTTGTTATCTTGATCAACTACGTTGACGCTTTCAGTCTTAGTGGACTCCTCCGTTCTTTCCGGAAGATCCGATGGATCAGGCATCATTGCCGTTGAACCAAGGTATCCTTGAAGACCGTAGGATCCTGCTCGAAGCGACTTACGCGTTGGTCTCATTATTCTTCTAAATATATTTCTATTGGGATGAACGTGCCCCTTAAATGGTATTCCAAAAAAAGGAGTGCTTTCTGTTGGTATTCCTTCCGAGGGTTTGTACCCCAAGTCCAATTCATTAAGCTTGCTACGAATGGTAGTTCCTCTCTTTAAATGAGGACGAGTGCTGTATCCACCTCTACTGAACAATGGTCTTTTAAGGACATTACTCATGTCTTATGTTACTTTAGATAGGGGGTTTTTAGACTGCTGGTATCCTTGGTACGCAGCAATTCCAGTGAGTCCTGCTCCCATCGCCTGCGCCAAAGGATTGGTTCCTGGTGCCGTTGAAGCCGTCAGTGAGGATGCACTTGTCGGTGCCCCTTGGAAAATGTCTGAAACGAATCCTGTTCTTTGGTATGGCTCGTAAAGTTGCGCCAGTTCCTGCTTGAACTTGGCGTCCTCGATCATTTGCTTGCGTTGTTGCTGCATTGTTCCAGTCTGCATCAGTCCCTTTACATCAGCTGCTTGTAGTCCTTGCTCCGCCTGTCCTAGGCCAGCCGAGAATTGTGCCGCTGCTTGTAGTCTTTTTTGCTGGTCACCGAATTGCGATTGGGCCATTTGCTGCGCCTGCGTGTATCCTGTTGCGCGTGCCTGCCCAACAGTCTTCGCTTCCTGTCCGTAAAGTTCTGCTTCAGCAAGACCGTGCCTTGCTCCGCCGTAGGCGCCTCGCTGCTGTGCCTTTGATCCTAGTTGTCCCTGTTGTCTTGTAAACTGCTCTTGAATTTGTCTTATGACAGCATCTTCATGGGGGTTCATGAACGCCTTGTAGGCGTTTGGATCGTATGCACCCGTTGTCTGTCCTGCAAGGGCCTGTGCCTGTTGCAAGTGAGGGGCGTAAGACCCTAGTCCGGCTGTCTGTCTATTAAAAGCCTCCTGCTGTTGAGGATCGAATCCTGCAACTGTCTGCGTAGGGACGGTTAGTGCTGTCGATGCCAGCTGGGACGCAGTGTCCATTAGCCCTAACTTCCTAGCTTCTATTTCCGGTGCTTCCCTTACATACTGCGTCTGCGTAGTGACGTCAGGTATTGGTGCCGGTCCTCCTCCAAAACACATTTAATTGTACCTCCACATGGTTCCCATGTTTTTAAATTTTAATCGTTCGTATAAGGCAGGCCTGTCAAGTCCTGTGATAACTGGCATAAGCACTGTCTCGTCGCGTCGATACTCCTTAATCTTCGCCAAAAGTTCCTTTGCTATTGCATAGCTCCTGTACTCTGGGAGAACATAGAACCATGTTTCTGCGACAAACTTCTTAGAGGAAAACCACCATTCCGATGAGATTGCCCCTATGCTTCCAACAACCTTATCATCCTCGTAAGCGCTGTAAATGAGTCCATTTTTATAGTGTTGATCCACTGTAAACGATACTCTGTCACGCTCAGCTTGAGGATAAATGTCACTAAATTCTTCACTGAATTTAAGAAGAAGTTCAACAATGTCATCAAGGTCATCCAGTGCAGGTTTCCTGTACTGTAATGCCTTATTTTCCCCGTTTTGCAATTCCGTATCCTCTTTTTGCCAATCCTCCAGCCTTGTAGTGTCGTGTTACTCTCTTCTTCATCCATCCTTGCTGATCCTTTCCCCATCCATGAACACTCTGTTCAAAGTCTTCTGGGTGGTCTCTCAGCCATTGTGCTTTTTCATCGAAATGTTCTTTCTCTCCAGGAGAAGTGTACACTTCTCTATTCTTCCTGATCTTTCTGATATTACGGGCGAGATCCTGTCTTGATACTTGAACGTCTTTTTCCCATTTACCAAGTCCTATCTTGTTGGCGTCCTCTCCTCTTTTTCTGGCGTCAATTACCTCATTGGCAATCTGCGTTTTGGTTTTATATGGTTTTACTCTTACTCTAGCCATTATATTATCTCCTCTTCCATCATGGACTCGGACATCATTCCTTGCGGACCCATTTCCGTTATAGATTCTTCCGACATCATTTCTTCCGGCGCGCCCAGTCCTTGTGATTGAAGGGATGGAAGTCCACCTCCCTCAAAATTCTTCATCATGTTCATCATTCTTTGAGCCCCCATTTCACGGTCACCACCTCCGGCTCCTTCAACGGCTTCCGATGTCATGACGAATTCTCCGTCTGACAGCATCGCTGGTATGTCATCTGATGTCCCACTTCCAGGTCCAACGGACTCTCCACCCGGTCGCATGTCGAGGTCACCGCTTGCCAGCATGTCCTCTCCGAACGCTCCTTCCTGATAGTTACGCCTTACATCACCGCCGTAGTTGTATCCTCCTGGTTGTTGTTGAGGTTGTTGTGGTTGTTGGCCTGCATACTGCTGGGTCATCCCCTGCAGCTGTCCTGCGATTCCGCTCATTGGTTGATACTGTCCGGTCTGCTGTGAAAGCACCTGTTCTATAAGCGCCTGTATTGTTTCGTCGTCAAATACCTGCTCCTCTTGATTGTAATACTCCGCTAGAAGCGACTGTATCGCATCAGTGGTTCCTTCCTGGCTTCCTCCTAGTCCGGCTCCAAGTGCGGCCGGCAGTCCACCAGTCTGGTATCCTCGTCTTCCTTCCTTTAAAAACCAGTCTTTCCAGTCTCCTATATCAGAGGTGCCAGGTTTAGGTGTAGCACTTCCTGAAAAAGGACCTCTTCCTTCCATGTTAAGAAACCAGTTTTCCCAGTCTCCTCTTTGAGAGTCTGGGTCAGGGGTGGCTATTCCACCTTTCGCCATTCGAGGATAGTAGTATGGATAGTCCATGCTTTCTTCTGTATAGCCTTCCTTTACTCTATCGGGGTCAAACCAGTCTCCGAATCCGTATTGTTCTGGATCCCTTCCGTAGTGAACGTTGAAGGGGGGAGCGAACTGTTTCCTTGGATCTAATTTTGGTTTACTTCCAAACGCCATTTGTCCCATCATTGCGGCAGTCGGTGTCGTCAAGTACGCATACTTGCCTAGTTCTCCTGCTGAAGCCCCGAATGGATCGAGTGCCTGTCCTATAGCTTTATTCTTAATATGTTTCCAAGGTACTTTAGCACTCCCTTCAGCAGCTTTCTGAAATAATTCTTTATTGAGACTACCAAATCTTCCAGCAGTTTGTCCTGTTGCTGCCGCTGTCTTCGCAGCTTCTGCTGCGGCTGCCTGCGATCCTTGGAACATGCTTCCAAGTCCGGAAGTTGCTCCACCCATTACTGCGCCTATGAGTGCGTCTTTCCATAAGTCGTCACCCCTGTTTCCACTCATGTAGCCAGTGGCGGCTGAGGTTCCTCCGCCTACGAGTGCGGCCCACATCCATGGTGCCATAGCTGGTAGCATTATATGTTTACTCCTGATTTAATTAGTTCATGTATTGCAACTTTAATCATTACATCTCTCCTAATATGATGTTTCTTTGTATCCGTTTTCACGTCATCCACGTCCAATTGCGCCTCCTCGTCGGAAGCGTATTCATTTCCCGTAACCGTGTTCGTAATGGTGACTTCCGCCGGAACCACAAATTCAGGTATCTTTTCACCGTTGATTAATTTGTATGAAACCACGCTGTCGTCTCTTATTGGCATAATTCTCCTTTATAGCACATTCATTATCCTTTGTCTATGTCTTAGATATCTCCAGAAGAGCAAGGTATGCATTGATGGGTTGTGCCGTCGTATTAATCGTCAATGTATCACCCTCTTCTAGCACGATTAGGTCCCCTGATGCAAGATAAATAAAAGATTCCGTTTCCTTGTCAGCGACCGTGGCGTTATAGGACAGATCAGTTGAATTTATTTTTAATATCAACGCCGTATTTCCCCCGGAATTGTTGTACACCCAGCATGTTTTGAGTATAGCCGTGGTCTGGGCAGGAGTGGTGTAAATAGTCGTATTCCCCGTGCTCGTGATTGTTGTGAGATCTTTCTTATAACTGTTAGCCATTTTAGCTCATGAACCATGACATTTGTTCGTCCTCGTTCCGTAATTGTTCTGGTGTATAGGTGGAATTGAGGATCAGAATCAATAATTCCAGGTTGTTGACGAGCGTGTTGAACGTCGCCGCACTCACCGGAGTCAATTCCTCCTCCTCCGCCTTAGGCAGAATGGGTATGTTTATCTGTGCCATTATACCATTCCCTTGTTCTGTGACTGATAGGCCGCGAGGCCTGTTAGTCCCGCACCTATTTGCGGTTGCACTTGTTGTTGTAGTGGTCTTCCTGGTTGTGATGTTGGTTTATTAATTGGATTAAATTCTTCTAAATTACCAGTAAACGATCCAGCATAACCATATGGATTTAAGACTCCACCCATTCGTGATCCTACATCAATTGGTTTATCTGTAATGCTCCATGGAGCGTCCCCAGCAGTAGGTCTTGGATCAGCGTAGTATCCTTCCCCGGTGAAAAAATCAGCAAACTCTTGCGTGAATCCTGCCGGAGCTCTTCCCATCTGTTCGTTGTGCGTCTGTCCTCCGTAAGCTGATGATAGTTGACTCATTAAGCTTCCTCCTTCCGGGTCATAAGCGAATCCAGTGTCCTGCGGTGCTGGCGCAGCAGGTTGTGGTGCCGCCAAGGATTCAATCCCAGCCGGAGTGGGTTCCACTTCCAGAGGGGATGGTCCTGGGGAGAGGTCCCTGAACTGATCCGTAAGGCTGGCGATTCCTGTTTCCATTTTTCCAAGGCGCGTGTCAAGTGCCTGGAAGTCAAATGGCTGTTGCTGCTGTTGGCCGAACTGGCTTCTAAAGTTGTTTCCAAATCCTAAATTAAACATTATCGCATACCGTCCTGTCTTACGTCCGCACGGTAGGTGCCATACCTCCATGCCGTATCAAGGGCATCACTTTCAATTCTTATTGATCCCTGTCTTCCCCTTGCACGCGTATCCACTTTAGTGGTGGAAGAAGTCACGGCGAAAGGGCCGTTGGTTCTTTGCGTGGAAGCTGGGTAGTCCCTGAATTTAAGGGACACGTTAACAGTTCCTAACAAGTTTTTAAAGTCGGGAATGAATCTGCTTATTGACATCAGATATTGTCCTGCCTCAGGAAACACGAAATCTCCTGACTCGATGTAAGCAGTCATAGCTGACCCGTCATCATCGTTTCCGTTCTCCTGTGCGTAGAGGTAACTTCTTCCCGCCGATAATCCATTTATGGTTGAAATGGTTGTAGCCGTATCCGCTGGACTGTAGCTCGTTGCGTAAGGATAAGGGTATACCCCCTTGTCCTCCCAGCTTGACCGTGCCAAGCTTCCAACGCTCCACACTCTTTCCACGTAATTGTAAGTTACCACGCGATCAATCTGCGTAGCCGCCGAAGAGGCGTAGAACCACGAGACTTCATTGAATTCACTGTTGGACGCGCAGAAAATGTCCTTCTTGTTGCTCGTGGAAATGTCATCAAAGACATAGTCCTCCACGCTTGATTGAATCTTGGCCACACGTCCGTCAAATTTAAAGAAGGAATCAGTTCCCATCCAAAAGGCCGTTCCATTAACGTCTATTGCGGCGTGCAGTCCTGCACATCCGCAGTTGGCTCCCAGTTGAGAGAATCCAAACGTAAATGGTGCGCCAATCAACTGCATCTGGTAGAGGGCTGAGTCCGACCAAATCAAGACGGCTCCACGCGAACGCCTTGCTGCCACCAGCCTACTTCCGTCCGTCAATCTTTGGGACCCTGCCGTATTGGTTGTTGTCGCCGTCCAGGTGGTGTAATCCTCCTGATCGGACCAACGCACGAGCATATTATCTTGTGTGGATCCACCTTGTTCTATGGTTCCAAATAAAATAACATGACGATCCGTTCCTGAAACAAGGACGAATCTGTTTGTCGCAGGAGCGTTTGTTACAATAGTCGCCCTGTTGGAGCTTACGCCACTTGTAACATCCCAATAGTAAAGTGATCCGTTATGAAAACACGCAAGCGTGTCCTCCCCCCAGTTGTCCAAGGACCATTTGGCGGAATCAAGTTCCACTCCGGAAGCGCCAGTCAATCCTTCACGGGTTGTGCCCCATGTGTGGAGGTCCCATGTTCCAGCGCCCCATCCGTATCCGAAGAGGGATAACGCCGGTCCAGTGCTAATTTGGTATGCCGCTGTCGCCGATCCACCCGTTCTGTCGGAACCTGAGGATTCAGAAGCCGCAGCCGTGATGATGTAAATATCCACGGATGTAACTGATTGTATTTCGAATTCTCCCTGAAGATTTGCCGCACTCAAAGAGCTGCTTGTAGGGGGTGTCGCCGAAGTAATGGTGACAAAATCTCCTGCCCTTGCGCCGTGCCCCGCATCCGTAACGCTTACCTGATCAGAACCATCCGTCGTGGCGAACTGTGTAATGGAGTCTCCTGTCGAACGTTCCGGGGTTATGTCACCCCACGATCCCTCGGAATAGGCGTATAATTTTTTGTTGGTTCCCATCATGGTGTAACGAACACCGTCCAGAGTGAACCATGTTACAATTCCACGAGTCGCACCCACGAGTGCGTCAGTCGTGACCTTCGCCCATCCTCCTATCTTTTCAGGAAGACTATACCTGAATCTGATGTTGTCCCCATCGAACCATTTTCCTTGCGCACCGTATGCGGTGTCCTGTTTATCTATTCCTGGTGCGATAGGTATCTTTGCTAGTGGCATGTAATCTCCTATACTGCGCTATCATAAAATCTAATCCACCGATCAGTTCCGTTAATGCTCACGCGAATTGCACCTTGCTTTCCTCCCGCACTTGCCGTTGAAGAAGACAGACTGGCTGTGCTGTCAACCGCGGTAGTACCATCAAAGTAAATGAATTCCTGGTCAGCATCATCCTGATCCAGATTGATGACGGCTATTCCTGCCGTTGATCCAGTCTGGTTTACCTCAAGTTTTGCTGACTGCGGCGATAGAACGCCAATGCCAATGCGGTTGTCGCCGGCATCGGACACAAAGTTGTTGGGATCACTTGATCCTTCCACCCTGAAATCATAGTCTCCTGCGTCATCATTGACAGTTACATTGCCACCATCAAACTTAGAAGTTCCACCTGTGACATCCAATTGTCCGTTAGCCTTTATATTTCCAGTGTCGGCGATAACATCATAAGCCGTTGATCCGTCCGTGTAAATCAATTGCTTTGCTCCTCGCGTAAGGATTACTGCTGTTCCCCCTGACGGTCCAAAGCTTAAAGTGTAGGAGTTAACTACGGATGTTGTGGCATCCTCTATGATGTACCAGTTGGAAGAGGCCTCACATGTTACTGTTGAACTCCCACCTACTGAATCAAGGTTTCCTGTAAATTTTATTATCGCACGCGATTGTGTATCACCGGATCCATCCCCACCGTTAACGACTGTCAACGCTTGACTAGTAGCCGCAACAGCGATTGCTGAATATCCTTTTAACGCGTACTCAAGTTTCTGAAGGTTGTAATTTGTATTAGTCCCCCACGTTCCGGAATCCGAACCGGTACTCATCAAGTATAAATTTAATTGGGTCGAATAAGCCATTATTCCTCCTAGTCTTCCGATCCTGGACCCACAAAGATCCATGTGTTGGTTGCAGAGTCATCCACTGCATTCCATATAATCAAGTTTGGAGTTCCTACTCCGAAAGAAGCCTGAACTCCGTCAGGACTAACAGTCGCTGTTCCTGTAACGGTAACGGTTCCCATTCCAAAAGTAGCCTGCACTCCGCTGACATCATACTTTGATATCAGTACAACATTGCCTACGGAGAACGCCGCCTGCACTCCGCTTGGAGAGACAACTGCCGTTCCTGTCACGGTGACAGTGCCCATTCCAAAAGTGATTTGCACTCCAGAAGGACTGACGGTCGCTGTTCCCGTAACGGTGACAGATCCTACTCCAAACGCCGCCTGCACTCCGGCAGGACTGACGGTGGCAGTTCCCGTAACGGTGGCAGTTCCTAATGAAAAGGTTGCCTGTACACCACTAAAGGTTACAACCGTGTGCGTCGGAACCCCTGAAAAAGGGAACCGCGCGAAACTAAAAGCCCCAAACGTAGAAGCCATCTAGGCCTCCGATTTAGGATATTTCAGTTTTATCTCAGCACGCTTGGCGTCTATCGCCGCCTTGTCATCCGTGTCATATAAAGCGACAACTAAATTGGCTTTCCAATGCGTTGAGTTGTTCATCTGTTGGTTGTGCTTCATCAACATTCCATTCCTTGATATAAACTCCACTTCCATCATCTTGAAGACTTACATCATTAATAAAATTAAGCTCTCTATCTAAATATAATTTAATTTTTGTACTTAACTGTGCCATATTATCCTTATGCTATTAACTTAAATCCAGCAAATATTGTCAAACCCCAGTCACCACTATCACCCTGTATGTCCTGAGTGCTTCCATTATCGTGCCAATAAAGCATTTCCACATAGTCTGACTCCGCTAAAGTCATTGCCCAAGTGCTTTCAACAGTGTGGTATCCACCATCTGCTGTTGCGCTATTGGTAATGGCAGAATGGATTTTTGTAACTCCATTAAGAGAAGATATCAGTCTTGCGCCAGTTGAAGTCCAAGCAGTTGCTCTAACATGTGAAGAAAAAAAGTAGTTTCCTGCACTCCCAACTGGAACTGTGAATCTGTAGTTCGTTGATGAATCAAAGGCACTATCAGTATCAAAAATTTCAGCATTGAATTGAATTTTAGTAGATGCTCCACTTGCGCATGCTTGTGCAGAGCTTCTATAGACTGAAAACGCTGGAGTGTTATCTCCACCTGCTGCTATCCATGTGCTATCTCCTGCCAGAAATACAGAACTTGATGCCGTTCCTGTTCCAAGTCGTGCCGTTGGTACAGTTCCACTTCCAAGATTCGTTGCATTTAATGCTGTGAAATTAATTCCACTTGATGCTGGCATGGTTGCTGGAGGTGTAAGTGTAGAAGCACTGATGTCCAGTGTTGCTCCACTCGGTATTGAAACCGTATCACCTGATGTGCCAATCTCCAGAGCCGTTCCGCTTTGGGGATCGAGTTTATCTACTTTTAATACTGATGCCATTAGGGTTTACTCCATATTTCGTGTGTTAAATTTCCATCCTCATCTCTTGCGAGAATTAAATCATATTCTTCTTCTGTTGTATAAGTTTGAGGAATATCTCTTAATGATTGTCGCCATGTCTTGATGTTTTCAGGCATAGTTACATCATCAAAACCCATATAATCTGTTTCCATTAATTTTTTTAATCTTATTTGTCTTATTTCTTCTAGTTTTCTTCTTGCTCCGTCATCTATATAAGCTTGTTGCCTTGCATCATATTCTGCCTGTTCAGCAACATTCATATCTCTTACTACTCCGTTATTATATGTTTTTGTCATTATGATACCACCAATCCGTAAACAGTTACTTGTAGTGTAGCTATATCTCCACTGTCAAAAAAGAACTGCATGCCGTCAGCCGTTACATCAGAAGTAGTATCATTATAAAAACCTCCAAATCTGCTAGTAAAACCATAACCTGTACTATTTGCTGCGCCTTGTGCTGTTCCAATATGATTAAAAGAACAACCTGTACTAGTATTATGATCTACCGTTGCATAGAAAATGCCTGAACATCCTCCTTCTTGTGCAACAGTGGATTGACCTTTTATTATTCTAAAAACTGGTCCACCAGTAGAAGAATTTGAGTCTACACCTGCTGCAGAATAATAATATTGAGCAGAATTATAAGCAGATGCTACATTAGATCCACCTTCTCGCAGTTTAAACTCAAGAGAGTAACCTGCTGACGCTGCAACTCCCCTTCTTATTACCACCATATAACTATTATAGGTTGTTGAAAAACAATTATCTATATCACCTGTTCCTACATTTGATGTTATATCTAAATCACCTGTTTGTACCCATACACCACCTGAAGGTGCAACCCATGCACCATCCCCTCGCCAGAAGGTCGAACTCGATGCTGAAGTTCCTGAATTAAGATTTCCTACTGGTATGTTTCCTGAAAGAGCCGTAGCGTCATTCATTGTTCCACTTACAAGTGTTACATCTGCGTCAGGCAAAGTGACTGTTTTATTTGCACTCAGACTTGCAGGAGAGGCGATGGTAACACTGCTTGTGTTATCACTCTCGAAAAGCTTTATCGTGCCTGTTCCTTTTACTCTTAGTTCTGCCATTAAGAATTGCTTGGTAGTCTGTGTTTTTTTCATTTAATGGAACAAAATGAATCGTATCATCTTGTTTTATTAACTTGTAACAAGTTACTTTATCTTCTTGATTTTTAATTTTTTTAACTGTTTTAATCATTATAACTCCGAATCAAATCTAAGGTACGCACTTGTTGAACTTGATACTCGGAGAAATGCTGCAGCTCCAGTTGTAAATGGTGTCCCTGAATCTGCATCCCAGTTTGTTACTATACTGCTAGGACTTAAGGTAGTATTTGCATTCTCCTGCAAACTTGCCAAAGAAGAAGCTGTTGCAGCATTATAGTGATTTACTTCCATTCCTACTTCTGTAACAGTAGGATAAACTCGCATAGGAACAGGAAGGTCACAAGTAAGTCTATAAGCACTAGTGCTATTAGCAAATCCATTAGATTCAGTTGAAGTTTGGTCAGCTGCTATACCATTAATTCCATAAAAATACCTCTGACACCTAGCCAAGTTATCTCCATAACTTTCGTGCTGGAAAGGTGGTAGAGTTGTTGATGTGTAAGTTCCTACTTCCAATTGAGCAGCAGTAATAGCGATATCATTAGCTGTACTATCAGCTAAATTCACTTTACCACTTGGAAGATTGTTGGCAGCAGTCTGAGCTTCCCAAGCAGTAGTTGCTTGTGTGCCTCCAGTATAATTTGATCCAGCTCCAAGATACCATCTAACATCAAAACTAACTACATTATCATCATCCATTACTCCAGTTGTATCTTTTGGAAAATTTAATACTTTATATTCCCAAGTATCTGTTGATGAAATTGTATAATTTTGAAATACACTTCTTGAACTATCGTGGTCATATAAGCCACAAGTGAAAATATCTGTTCCTGTTTTATTTGAT